GCCATAGGTAAACCAGACAGACAGTTATGGTATGACGTTAACAAACCACTGATTGATGCTGAACTGAAACCCTCCACAAGGATCAAGTTTCTTTATGGTTATATTCTTGAGGAGTTACTTCTTCTGTGTTCTTCCATTTCAGGACACAAGGTTACTGAACAACAGAAGGAAGTTACTCTGGAGGGTGTCAAGGGACATCAGGACTCAATGATAGATGATGTCCTGGTTGACTGCAAGTCAGCTAGTGGTCCCGGGTTTGACAAGTTTAAATACAACAGGGTCACAGAGGACGATCCATTCGGATACATAGCACAGATATCAGCATATGCCCAGGCCAATGGGGTTGATCGTGCTGCATTTCTTGCAATCAATAAATCAACAGGAGAGATATGCCTTACCCCTATACATCAAATGGATATGATCAATGCTAAAGGAAGGATACAGCACCTCAAGGGAATGGTTAGTGAAGGTAGTATGCCTGACAGGTGCTATTCCGATGTTCCTGATGGCAAGTCTGGCAACTATAAGCTTTCTATTGGCTGCATTTATTGTAGCCATAAACGGGAGTGCTGGTCTGATGCTAATAAAGGTCGGGGGTTGCGTGTCTTTAGCTATGCAAAGGGCAAGAGATACCTTACTAGAGTTGGGAAAGAACCTGATGTGGAAGAAGTAGTCAACTGGTAATGCATTGGGAATATAAAAAGAATCCTGACATCAAAAGTCATTTTGGTTTTGTCTATCGAATAACTCACAAGAAAACAAAGAAGGCTTACATAGGATGCAAGCAGTACTTTGTTACCAGAAAGGGGAAGAAGGTTGAATCAAACTGGAAGGTCTATACCGGGTCAAGCAAGCATCTCAATGAAGAGATCAAGAGGCTGGGCAAGAAGCAGTTCCGCTTCCAGATTGTCGGTGAATATAAAAACAAAAGAAGTCTAAGATACTATGAGTGTTATTATCAGATGATCTATCATGTGCTGACATCTACACTGGAGGGAACAGACGAACCAGCCTACTACAATAACTATGTAGGTGGAAAGTTCTACAGACCTGTTCAGGAACCTGTTGACAATTAAACTGGACTTCCAGACCCTCTATGATGTTACACGTAAAAATCCTCACAGGAGTCTTTATCTTGCTGTTATTCTACAGGCAGTTCTGGACATTACCAAGCCAGAAGAAACCAAAGAAAGCAGTGACATCAGGCTGCAAAGAGATCAGGCAAATGCATGGGTCTTTGCTTCGGTTGGTGTTACCTGTGAGAACTTCGAGGATACCTGTGCTTTGGCTGGTATTGAGCCAGGAGTGATAAGAACATTTGCCATTAATGTTACCAAATCAGGAGATGTAAATGGAGTCAGGAGAAGAATCACCTCTCTCTTGTGAAGATACAGGAGATAAGAACGATAGTAAAAAACTGGGAACAGTTAATTACCACACGGCAAAGAGCGATGGATCATATGCTCTGGACTATCAGATAGGTGGGCATCACTACAAGACTTGTGGTATCCAGCCAGTAGAATATATCTTTCATAACAATCTTGACTATTTTGAAGGGAACGTGGTGAAATACATAACCCGACATCGCAAGAAAGGAGAAGGGAGGAAGGATGTAGAGAAAGCCATACATTATGCACAGATGATACTCGAACTTTACTATAATAAATAGGGGAACAAAATGTTTAAATCAAACCGCAATCCACAGTTCCGTTCCAAATTCAGCGAGGATATATTCAATACCAAGTATTCTCATGAAGGGGCAGAAACATTTCACGAACTTGCATGTACTCTGGTCAATGATGTGTGTCAGGATTATCTTTTGAAGGATGACAAGGATGAACTGATTGACCACATATCCAACCTGAGATTCATTCCGGGTGGTAGATATCTCTACTATGCAGGAAGGGAAAAGAAATTCTTTAATAACTGCTATCTCCTCAAGGCAGAAGCAGACACTAGAGAAGATTGGGCCAAGCTTTCATGGGAGTCCGAATCATGTCTCATGACTGGTGGTGGTATAGGTATAGACTACTCTGCATACAGGCAGGAAGGACAGACCCTGAAGGGGACAGGTGGTATCAGTAGTGGTCCCATACCCAAGATGCAGATGATCAATGAGATAGGTCGCCATGTAATGCAGGGTGGCTCCAGAAGATCAGCCATCTATGCCAGCCTTAACTGGAAGCATCCAGATGTAGACAAATTTCTAAAGGCAAAGAACTGGTTTGACATGCCCATAGGCAGCACAGGCAAGACACTCTTTGATATCAAGCAGGAGGACTTCAACTTCCCTGCACCTCTGGACATGACAAACATATCAGTTAATTATGATACAGAATGGTTACTTAACTATTGGGAAACAGGAGAGATAGGTGATGTCTTCAGGACTAATGTACGTCAGGCTCTTAGAACTGCTGAACCCGGCTTCTCATTCAATTTCTTCGAGAAGGAAAATGAGACACTGCGTAACGCTTGCACGGAGGTTACGTCTGAAGATGATAGTGATGTCTGTAATCTTGGCAGTCTTAACTTTGCTCGTATTGATGACCTTAACCAGTTGCGGGAAGTTGTCACACTCGCCACCAAGTTTCTATTATGCGGTACACTCAGAGCGCAGCTACCCTATGAAAAGGTATCCCAGGTCAGAGAAAAGAACAGACGCCTTGGACTTGGACTTATGGGGCTACATGAATGGCTCATCCAGCGTGGCGGAAGGTACGAGACAACCCCGGAACTACACAGATGGCTCAAGGTCTATGAAGCAGAATCAGACAAGACAGCAAGAGACTTTGCTTCATTCCTATCAGTTTCGAAACCTGCTGCTGTCAGGGCGGTTGCACCAACAGGAACCATTGGAATACTGGGAGGAACATCTACTGGAATTGAACCCATCTTTGCGGTGGCCTACAAAAGAAGGTATCTCAAGAACAGACGGTGGCACTACCAGTATGTAGTGGATAGTGCAGCACAGGAGATGATCGATCTGTATGGTACAAAACCTCAAGATATCGAGTCGGCTCTGGATCTGTCTTCTGACTATGAGCGAAGACTGAGTTTTCAGGCCAACGTACAGGAGTATGTTGATATGTCCATCTCCAGTACAATCAATCTTCCTGCATGGGATACAGAGAACAACAATGAAGACAAGGTAGAAGACTTTGCACAGACACTTGCAAGGTACGCTCACAGGCTCCGAGGCTTTACATGCTTCCCTGATGGGTGCAGGGGTGGACAACCTCTCACGGCTGTACCTTACACCGAAGCTATGGAAAAACTTGGTGAAGAATTTGAAGATAACATACAGGCTCATGACATCTGTGACATCAGTGGTACCGGAGGTGTATGTGGTGTTTAAAAAAGTCCTTGACATACAGATGTTTATAGTGTATACTATATACAACAAAGTAAGAAATGAAGGAGAGATACATTGAGTATAAGGTCATGAAGAAACAACCCAATACAGTTTATATAGGCTATGATCCAAAGGAAGATGTAGCCTATGAAGTTTTAAAGTTTACAATAGAAAGGATAGCAGTAGACAATGTACGTATTGTTCCTCTTCGTCGTGATGTTGTGGAACGAATGGGAATATATAACAGGAAGTATGACGTTGTTGATGGTCAGTACATAGATCAGATAGATGGCCGTCCATTCTCCAGTGAGTTCAGCTTCACAAGGTTCCTTGTTCCTGCCCTGAATATGTATCAGGGATGGGCCTTGTATATGGATTGTGATATGTATCTTCGAACAGATATCAATGAACTCTTTGAAGAGTATAACATGGATTACTATCCTCTCTATTGTGTCAAGCATGACTATGCTCCGGGTGATGGTCTGAAAATGGATGGAAAGAAACAGGAAAACTATCGAAGAAAGAACTGGTCAAGCCTTATGCTCTGGAACTGTGGTCATGATCTTAACAAAAAGCTGACAGTTCATGATGTTAATCATCGGCCTGGATCATGGCTGCATGGTTTTGAATGGTTGCCAGAAAAAGATTCTGACATAGGAACCATAGATGAGGAATGGAACTGGCTTGATGGTCACTCTGATCCAGAACTGAAAGCAAAGAACGTACACTTCACTACAGGTGGACCCTGGTTCAAGGCCTGGAAATGCAAGAGAAGTATTGATGGTCAGTATGCATCAGAATGGAATGGAGATTACACTTACCTTGCAGGACATGGAAAGATCCAACCTTATGAACTATAAAATTGTAACATGCTTTGATGAAGCTGCCCTGAAAGCCAATGCATCCAAACTTCTGGAGCAGTTCAAGGGTAACTGGCATCCTGACTTTGAATTCCACTGTTATTATTATAATCTGGATATCAAGAACTATTCCCTTCCCAAGGCAAAGAACATCAAGTACCACAAGATGGAAAGCATTCCAGAGTATGTAAAGTTCATGGAAGAGAACAAGATCCATGATGGAACTGAAAATGGAGCCGTTGTATATACTGATATGCTTGATGTTCTTTCTGCTGCACCAAAAGTATTTGCCGTAAGTGAGTGCGCCTTTGAAAACAAAGGATCATGGATGGTATGGGTTGATCCACATTCCCTGACATTGAAGGATATCAGAACAACTACACTGGATAACTATTTTCCTGAACCCTCCCAGAATGCAGACTTTGTTTCTCTTCCAGAGAATGATTACTTCATGGCATTCAACATAGGAAGGCAGACTGCTGTTGATCTGATGGGAGATTGGCGTGGTGCTTACATATCTGGAGAATTCATGAACTATCGGGAGTGGAGCAGTTCATTTATTCTGAGCAGGCTTGTTACAATCTATAATGCTCATGGTATGAACATTCATGAGATTGAAGACATCACTCCTGTTCTGGTTAATCTCAGGGACAAAAATGCCAGAGCATTGAGAGATGCATCTGGTAACAGATTGATACCTTTATCGGAAACAGAGACTTCTCCAGACATATTACCTAACAGATATAAACAACTGGCTGACCTTATCAGGTTCTATAAACCGAAAAGACTTCTTGAAACTGGTACATGGAATGCTGGACGTGCAATTGAAATGGCTCTGGCTGCATTTGACAATGCTGATAGTGTACACTACACTGGATATGATCTCTTTGAGGATGCCACCGCAGCTACTGACAGGGAAGAATTCAATGCCAAGCCCCACAATACAGAGGCTGCTGTCAGGAACAGGCTGGAAGAGTTTAAAGAACATATGAAGAAAGAAAAGGATAAGGAATTTTCCTTTGAACTTCACCGTGGAAATGTCAGAGAGACACTTGACAAGACCACAGTAAAGAATACCGACTTCGCACTCATTGGAAGTGGCAATAGTCTGAAGACAGTGCAGCATGAATATGATATTCTGAAGGATGTTCCGGTTGTTGTTGCTGATCATTACTTCACAAAGGATGAAGACGATGGTATTCCTGATGAAGAATATCGGGGAGTCAAGGAAGTCTTTGACAAGGTTCCAACCAAAAAGGTGGACGCACAGGAAACTACAGAGGATGGATGGACAACCTTTGATGAGGAATCAGTTACAAGAAAATATGTATTGCCTTCCGGGGACAAGGTAGCAGATGGTGGACACACACATCTTGTTGTCTTTCTTCATGATTCTGAACTGGGAGAAGTACCTGAAGATCTGAAACGTGTACCTATTGTTGTACATCCCAGAGACTGTGTTCCAAAAGATTATATAAAAAACAATATCCAGACCAACATGAAACTTCTTGGATCTGACAGGTGGGTTCAGAAACATGTACCTCACAGCACAATGGGTGTTATTGTTTCGGCAGGACCATATACAGATTATAAAAAGCTGAAAGCTTTTATCAAGAAGCATCCAGGTTGCAAGGTTGTTACTGTCAAACATGCATATCCAGCCCTGATGAAACACAACATAAAACCTTGGGGATGTGTTGTTCTTGATCCAAGATCCATAACAGGAAAGAGTACGCACAATATTGTACGTAAAGATCTGTTTGCTGATCTTGATCCTGAGACAAACTTCTTTGTGGCCTCCATGACTGATCCTTCCGTGACAAACTTTCTCATTGATAGTGATGCACGTATGTGGGGATGGCACGCCTATACTGATTCTCTCAGGGATGAGGCTGATCAGGGTGTGGCCATACAGAACCAGCAGGTAAAGCTTAATGAAGAACTTGGTATTCCCAAGGGTGCAACACTTATTACAGGTGGTACGTGTGCTGCCATGCGTAGCATTGGTCTTCTGCATACAATGGGATTCAGGAAGATACATCTCTTTGGTTTTGACTGTTGCAGGGAAGAGCCAACTGATGAGGAGAAGACCGAAACTACTGGTGATATAGATGGTGGTGAAACACCAAAGCCAAAGTATATTCAGGTCAACGTAAAGGACAAATCATACTGGACTACAGGAGAACTTCTGGCAATGGCACAGGATTGTGAAAAGATATTCAATGATCCCGGTCTTGATGGTGTTCTTACCTTTCATGGAGAAGATACAATGGTTGCAGACCTGTGGAAGATAAAGGAACAGCAGGAGAAACGGTCAGCATTCAAGGGGTATTACGATGCCTGAGATGATCAAACCTGATGACAGTACAAGCAGACACAATACATCTGAAAACTATTTATCCTATATAAAAAACTATGAAGAGTTTCATCTTATGGGAGAAGGTATGTTCAATGGAAGAAGCCTTCTAAAATTTGTAGATATAATCAAAGGATATCTTGAGCGTAATAAATGCAAGAGTATACTGGATTATGGTAGTGGTAAGGGACATCTTTATACAGACACTTTCAAAGACATAACAGAAGAGATCGACAGCCCCCTTCCTGAGTACTGGAATCTTGATGAGTATCAACTCTTTGACCCAGCCTATGAGGAACACTCCAAACTTCCTGTTCATAAGAAGGATGCAGTCATATGTACAGATGTTCTGGAACACATACCTGAGAGTGATCTTGGTTGGGTTGTAGATGAAATCTTTTCCTATGCACGGAAGATGGTCTTTATTAATGTGGCCTGCTTTGAAGCACTCAAGACATTCAAGGATGGTACAAATGTACACGTATCAGTATTCAATCCGGGAGACTGGTTACAGTTTCTTGCACACAGGAGCAGGCAGTTTCCCAGGCTGGTCATATATGTTTTTGCTGATACAGTCGATGCAAAGACAGATGAGTTTTTAACTAAAGGTTATCGAATAGATCAGTATCCAAGAATAATTGAACTCAAAGAGAAAGAGGAGGATAACTAATGGTATTTGGAATTGCTGAATCAGTCATTGGAGTGGCTGGTAAAGTTCTTGACAAGTTTGTTGAGGATAAAGATCTTAAAACAAAACTTGAAGCAGAGTTGAAGTCACAGGTTATTTCTCTTGACCTTGCTCAAGCACAAGCCAATATAGAACAATCGAAGCATCCAAGCCTCTTCGTTTCCGGGGCTAGACCTAGCATCATGTGGGTATGCTGTTTTGGTCTGGCATGGCAATTCGTCCTGCAACCGATAGCGGTATGGCTTATAGCTGTGACAAATTCAACTCTTACTCTACCTCTTATTCCCACTGAAGGGCTTATCAGTTTGACAATAGCCCTGCTTGGACTGTCAGCCTCTCGAAGTGCAGAGAAGTTCAAGGGCGTAGCAAGAAACAATATGAAGCGTCTGAAATAAGACATGAACAACTCGATCAAAAAAGCTCTGTCACAAAAAACCAAAGACTGGTATATAAAATGGATGGCCTCCATAATACTTCTTACTGGAATAACATTAACAGCTAATAATATATACCCTTTAAACTTATTTTTTGATGTTGTTGGAGTTACAGGATGGTTTATTGTTGCACTGATGTGGAATGATCATGCATTGATTGTTATTAATTCTGTTTCAATCGTTATATTACTTAATGGAATACTAAATTATTATGTTAAATGATAAACAGGAAAAGTTTGCTCAAGCCTATGTGCTACACAGGAATGCTACTGAAGCGGCAAAGGCTGCTGGTTATGCACCCAGATCAGCAAACAATCAGGGCTATAGACTAATTCAATTACAGGAAGTAGTTGATAGAGTACACGAACTTGAGCAGGAACTGGAGACAGATGTAAATGTAATTGAAGAACTCGAAGGGCAGTATACATTTGCAAAAGCCAATGGCCATACCAACAGTGCAATCAAGGCACTGGAGTTGCTATCCAGAGTAAGAGGAGCCAACTCTGATACCGCCAGATTTACGGACAAGGATACACTGGAGTCAGCTATCGTTGGTTATCTTAATGTACTTGGTGAAGAGAAAGTAAATAGTCTTGTTTCAAAGTGTGACTTTTATAACAATGATGGAGAAGATGATGAAGAACCCAACGGAACATATAATCTTTCTTCTGAAGGAGATACGGATACTGGAGAAGAGGATACAGCCACATGATACTGGACATATTCATACAACGATCAGAACTCTGGAAGACAGGGTAGATGAAATACAGGATGAAATAGATCAACATAACCGAAAGCATGTAGATGAAATGCAATTTAGGTAGAATAGCCTACCTTTTCATCAGAAGGCTACAAAAATACCGCCTGAGAGCTATCAGGAGAGGCTATGCTGGACATCTCTGGTAGGGTAGTAGCCTAAAACAGGAGATACGTCTGTAGCACCCCTCCTAGCTCGTTTAAATGGATTTAGTAAAATGGGTTGGTTATCTCACCCTCTTCATGGGTTATACTCTTTACATCTTCAGGAAAGAAGTGGAACAGCATGTTCTCCACCCCTATCTTCAGGGTTATTGTACTGGCCGAACAACCTGCACACGATCCACTGAGTCTGACATGTACATTTCTGGAGTCTTCATTATAATCCAGCAATTCTATTATGCCACCGTGCATGGCAAGAGAGGGTGAGACATATTCAGCCAGAACATTTTCAATATCCATCTTTATAGACATCTACCACAAACTGTATTCATTATTGCTGCACCTATAATATAGAGTAACCACATAAAGATTAAGATAACAATAATATTAGTAATCATTCTTCCCATTTATTTCTTAGACATCTATTTTAATGCCCACTTATCCACACACTTCTTTCCGATATACATCAGGGCTACGATAACTAATATAATAGATACATCCACACCCCATCCATAACCAGTAGTAAGACTGACACCACCTACACTTGGTCCTTTATCTGGCTTGGCTATGGTCTGATGGATCTCCACATTGTTCTGACCTTCACCAATGTTAATTGTTTTATTCATCTGTTATCCTATACATAATAGTTTCAAGATTGAGTATGAGAGATAGACATCTCTATTTAGGGGGAGGGTTATCAATGATACAAGAAATAATGCCCAGACCAATAACCACGATGATGCCATATATCAACAGTCCTGTCATACTCACTGATAATTATATCCTGAAGGAATTTTAACCTTACCCTGAAGAAGTTCAAAGATCTTACCATGCTGCGCCATAATCACTTTTGATTTATCCTTGCCTTCCTTTATATCTTCCTTGATGGATTGCAGTTCTTTCATTACGAGAGCCATATCAAACTTCATTTTAACCTGAGTTTCCACAACAGATTTCTGAGATTCTTCCTGATAGAATTCATATACCGTTTCAACCTTGCTGTCAAGTTTGGATACATACCATATCAATCCTATGGCCTGTAGAATTACAGCAAAGATTAAAGCATAGTTTAATGTTATGCCTTTCATTTCTTAGCTCCATTATAAATCTTGTCATTGAGTTTCTGCATCTGCATTTCAAGCTGACCTATCTTCAGATCCTGCCTAACATCACTAGGCAAAGAACCACTACCCCATTTCCCAGCGGGCCAGAGTTCTACGAAAGTTGAGTTCTTTCCTACATCCTTACTGATCATCTGTATCTGGAAGTCGTTATGCTGTACACTTGCAGAGAGTCCTGCCAGCCACCACACCACAGCAGCAGCCTGAACGAACAGACCAACAGCCAGAGGTATGATAAACTTGTGATCCATTATTAATATCCCATCCAATTTCTTAATGCTTTAAGAGTTGGATTTTTAAAAGTTTTCTGAGAATATTTTGGTGCTGTTCCTCCCGACAAATCCCCTCCCAGTAGAGTATAAACTTTTACACTATCACCAAGTATTTCATACGTATTACCTTTATTATCTCCTGTTCTCATTTTAAATCCATGATCTTCTAAAAATTTAACAGTATTTTTAAACCCAACCTTTTCTGATAAATTTACATCAGGATAATCTCTCGTTGTTTTTTCTTTTTGAATTTTTCTTTCAAGTACACTTGGTAATCCTTTTTGATCTTCTTTCTTAGTTGTAGTTTTTGGAACACGCTTAGTTGCTTTCTTTGCAACTTTAGCTGCGCCCTTTCCAGCAAGCCGTCCTAATACTGATGCAACCATTATTTATAACTCCATATCCAGGGGCGAGGACTTCGATCACTGTCTTCCATCATGTCCAGATGCAGGAACCTTTTAAGATGTGGTCCTCTTTGTGACACACCTATGCCTGTAAAGCCATGTACAATAGCCAGCCTTAATAGTCTGTATGCTTCATGACCTGATACAACTACATCAACTGCTTTACCATACATGTGTGCTGAGTTGGTACTCCCACCTATGACTGTGTTATATGCCCTGTCTCTATAGCCAGAAGATATTACCATTGAATTATTATAGTCTTTTCTTAGTCGGACCAGAGCTTCCATAAAAGCCTCGTCCATTTTGCATTCACCTGTTCCATCACATCTCAGTTCATCTTCAGTAAAGTGTTCCCAGTTAGCCACGTCCAATCCTTTCAAGAATATTATCCATCTTGTTATCCAGCCTGTCAAATCTGTCCATTATCTTTTCAACATCTCTTTCTACTTCGATCTTGGTGGCATACGTCTTTGGTATCTCTTCCCTTGTTACACTAATAAGTTTTCTAAGATCAGATAGTTGTGATGCTGTTCCTCGCATCCACCAGAGAAATCCTCCAACAGCCAGACTAAGTACTGCATTCCATAACATCGTTGGATCACCTGACATTAACGTACTCCTGTTTCTGAACCAACATAAGACCTGTATATATCAAATATATCTCTTTGGGCCTCCCTGATTGGCGGCATTGAACCTGTTCTTTTCTTTGTTGACAGTCCCCATTTATATACTTCACCCATTTTAGGTGGAGCGGGAACAAACACACCTCTATCCATAAGATTTAAAAGTAAACGCTTGTCCAGACGATTGGAGAATAGCCCATCATCTGATACAGCATTTATAATCTGTTGTTTTGAAAGTCCAAGGCTCATTGCTTTTGTCAGGAGAAGATGCATTTCTCTTGCCTTTTCATACTCCTTTGCCAGACCCTCTGCATAAGCATCCGAAAGTTCTGTAGCAGTTATTGGAGTTCTCTGCCTGTAAGCTCTCTGGAAAGTTTTACCAGACGCTCCCATATCTCTTTTAATATCATTTACCTTAAAGCCAAGAGTATCTTTTATATCTATCTCCTGTGGTTTGACTCCCAGAAGACCCATCCACTGATCTCCCGCATATACTTTCCTGCCTGAACGAGTAACACCAAACTGCTGCCCAGGAAGATTGTATGCTCCCGCAATATCTCCCATAGATTTAAAAAGTCCAGGCTCAAAAGCTTTGTACATGGTTTCCACACCGCTTCTAAAGTTTTGACCTGCCGAATCTCCCTCTGCAAAAATCTCTCTTCCATAGTTATCCCTGTTAAATGCTATATTGGCTATGGATTCTGCCAGCATTGAAGGACCAAAGGTTTCTTTCAGAGGACGCCACACCGACTCAACGATAGCATCATCAACAGCCAGGTCTGGATCTGCCCCACTGGACAAGGCTCTCATTCCAGCACGTATGGGGTCCATTAGCTGCGCCCAGGGATTTAGATAACTTAAATTAAGCCTTCTGACCTTACCATTCTTAGGCGCACCAAGATAAAGAAAGGTCGATCCTTTTTCCCAGGGCTGGTCAAAGGCTTCAAATCCTTCTCTTACTGTAAAGGGCAGTTCTTTTCCATTCTCATCTACTGCTTTATCTTCCATACCCCAGGCCATAGACGAGGCAAGAGCCAGAGCAGGAGCCGCTGATTGAGCAGCAATAACAGAACCAAGCCTACGTTCACCAGCCTTTGCCTGTGCCTGTCCTTTTAACTGTCCCGCAATAACTCTTTCCACCATGTTACCTTCAGCATCCTGAACCATCTCTGTTGCTGGTTGCTTCAGTGCCATAAGCTTACGACCTTCTCTCATATCTCCAAAAGCAGTCTTGATAATATTTTTCTGTGTTCTTAACATCTCCGTTGTAAAAGCCAGGAAGTCAGCAGCAGGAAGAAGTCTCATGGCTCTTACAAATTGAGGAACACCTGCATAATTCTGCATATGCTTCGACACCTGATTACTTGCATACTCATCCAGCCTTGTTATACTTACTTCAATACCATCTCCAGTTCTAAATTTTCGCACAATCTGTTCGGGGTCAATACCCTGATCTACAAGAACCTGTCTGTAGGTTGCCTTCTCATTCATAAAAGCAAACTGTTTCCACATATCATCCATTGACTGATAGAGCTTAACTGCTCTAGTATTCAACTGTTTCGCTCTGGCAGTTAAACCCTTCTTGGATTTATAGGCAGAATTTGTTAAATCCCAAAACGAGTCATCACCAGCATCTTTCAGGGCTGCTCTGAATGCTCCTATATCCGTACCACTCTGAAGATAACCAAGAGCTATTCCTTTTTCAATCTCAGCATTGAGAGCTTCATCAGAAAAAGTAGATAAACCTTTCGCTACTTTAGCAATTTCTTTTAAAGCTGCTGGTCGCATATAGCCAGCACCTATAGACATCCAGGCTGCTCCAAGAAAGTTACGGGCTATTGCTGTCGGACTCCAAACAGTTTTAGCTGCTCTGGTATGTCCCTGTAGTGCCAGATACCCTTGTAATGCTTTAGGAATTTTCCAACTGATTTCATTGCCATTTAGTATGGCATCAGCAATTTCTTTGTGGGCATACATTCCTGTTAATGGACTTTGTATTCCTTCCTCTGATACTTCTCTGGCAAAGGGATCGTTAATACTGCCTCTTGTTGGAAGCTTTGATTGAAGTTCCACCATCTCCCTTCCAACACCTTTTGCAACTGTGGGAGCAACAGCCCCTTCTATTAAACCAGCATTAACAAGATCAGCAATTTCTTTTTCGTAGTTACCCTGTTCTACAGTTTGACCAAGCCTCATCATGGTCCTGGAATAGTTGGTAAAGGGATCTTCATATTCACCCATTAAAGCCCTGATTGCTTTTGGTACATCCTCTCTCTTGCTTAATATTTTAAAGGGAGCTTTCCCTAACGCAGCATTATCAAATATTTCAAAGAGGGCTTCCTCTCCATTTACATCAAGAATTTTATTAATATTAAAATTAATAGAACCATTCTGACCCATATAAGAATCATATAGTTCTTTTTCAGAAACAGTTAGAGAATCCATTCCTTCAGACCTGCTCTTGGATAGCACTTTTGCAAAGGCAGGATTAGAGATCTCTGCTTGCCCTATGAAGAAGTCACTGGCCTCTTCCTTTACTTTATCGGATACAGTGTTTCTCCAGTTAGGATTATCAAAAACTTCATAGGAACGGGTTACATAAAGCTCTCCCTCTCCCTTTAAGTTAGCCCTTATTTTTATATCAAGATCAGAGCCTTTCTTTATTACACCACTTTTTAATAACTGATCCTGCAACTCAGAAGTGTCTGCTCTCATTCCCCTCAATTCTTTAAGAACATTAACTTTTCCTGCTTTTGTCAAAGCATCCAAAGCTTCCTCATCACCAGCATAAGCCCTGTTAAATCTTTTCATCTCTTCTTCAGAAAAGTTTTTCAAATTCTTTACGGAATAATCCTCTTTGATTGCATTGGTAAATCTTTTAAATCTTGTTGCTATTGTTCTTTCCATTCTTGCTCGTTCAGTATCAACCCTTCTACGTGCAATGGCAGCTTTTTCAGTTGCCTCATCAGTTACGCCCCTTATTGGATTAGTATATATACCTCTTTTAACTCTTGCAATAGTTTTTTGTAATACTGTACGTGGTTCAACAGGAGCGTCTGGCACTGCTCTGGGAAGATGTCTTATTTTTCTTGCCCTATATCTACCGGAACCAACTTTTTCCAATACAGCAAAACCTTCTTTAAAGAGAGAACGATCTACTTCTTCAAAAGTTTCCTTGGATAGATTACTACCAGTATTTAAAAATAGATCTCCGTCCTCACTTAAATCTCTTTGTGCCTCTCGTATTATTTTTTGTATTTCAGCCTGACCAGCACTTCTACTCATTTCAACATCAAGTCGGGGACTAAGCGGAGTAGCTGCTTCTTTCTCAAGATTCTGTAAAACTTTATTTTCTCTTAGTGCTTTACCCTTCATAAGTTTTTGAGCGGGTGAACCCAAAAAGGGGACATATCCACCAGAACCTAGAATAGCATAGGGGATACCACCAACCAAAGCTGTAATTGCAGCCTGACCATAATCAGTTTCCTCCCTTCCTCTACCTACATCAATATCAAAAGACTGCTGCATTAAATCATACGTACCCATCTCAGCCACACCAACCGGATAAGCAACCGCAGCCCGATTAATAGCTAGATTTTTTGCAGCCTCTTTACGGGAAGCTTTCAAAATGGATTCATCAACAGCAGCAACAGCACCTTTTTTATGGGCAACCTTCTCAGCTACCTCTTTAGATACTTTTCTTTTAATCAATGATTTTTTTAATTGATCCTTAAAAACAAACTTAGCCGCAAGAGCCGCACCTTTCTGACCAAATATTTTAGGCAGAATACCTGTCCCAAAGGTGGCCGCAGCAGCCGCTACTGTTGTAGGATCAGTGCCAACCTGATAAAGAGCATTGAAGAAAGAACCAACAGTAGGATCTGTATTATCCCACATATCCAGTGAATCAACCCATGCCTGTTTAACTTCGTCT